CGAAGAAGGTGGCGATCACCGAGCTGAATGAACAGATCAAGGCCTCCGCGCCTGAAGCTGAACCGATGGAGGCCGATCTTGTCGAGGATGAACTCTTCTGATGTCGAATACCTCAGGCCGGCCGAGCTGGCGACCAGGTGGCGCAACACCGTCACCCTCTCCACGCTCGATAACTGGCGCAGTCAGAACCGGGGGCCGCGGTTCGTGAAAATCGGCGGCCGCGTCCTCTACCCGCTCGAGGAGGTCGTGGCCTACGAGATGAAGAACCTGCGGGGCATCCCCAACACACCCAACACGCAACAACGACCATGAGCTTTAACGGAACTGTTACAGGTAACCTTGCTCGCGATCCTGAGCTGAAGGCATTCGACAACGGCACCATGGTTTGCAACGTAGTGCTTGGGGTTAAGCGCCCCAAGCGCCGCGGAGAGGATCAGCCTCCCTTCTGGGTGAAGGCTCAGATCTGGGGCAAGCAAGCTGAGATGGCTGCCGACTGGATGCACAAGGGCGACCTTGTTCTGGTCAGTGGAGAGATCTCGGAGGAGCGCTTTCAGAAGCGCGATGGATCACAGGGCTACGCCGTCGTGGTTGAGAATGCGCGCTTCGAGATTCTCCAGCCCAAGGCCGCGCCAACGCCAGCGGTGGTGACCCAAGCCGCCCAGAGTCTCGCCCAGGCGACAGGAGGGGTTGTGAGCACTGTGGTTCACAGCGACGACATCCCCTTCTGAGCTACATCAGCTCGAGCTCCAGCCGCGCGATCTCGTTGACCGCGGCCTGGAGCATCTCCTGCTGGTGGTAGCACTGCTTGAGGAGCTGCGCCGCGAGCGGCCCCACCTGCGGGTGGCGCTCGATGTCGCGGCACTGCTTCTCGATGAGGAACTGCTTCTCGGGTGGGATCTCCACCAGCATCCACTGGCCGAAGTCCATCTTGTCTGGGGCGAACTGCCCCATGGTGCCCATACCAGCCATGAAACGCAGCCCACTGCCAACAAACCTCGCGCCGATCTGGCAGCGATGCCTCAAATACGTAGACCCGGCGCCAAATGGATGCTGGGAGTGGACCGGCGCCAAAAGCGTTGGCGGCTACGGTCGTGTGAGCATCCCCGGCAACCAGCAGCGTCTTGTTCATGTGATCAGCTATGCGCACCACTGTGGAGTTCTTCCCGCCGGGTTGGTCGTGGCTCATCTATGCCACAACCCGTGCTGCTGCAATCCTGTTCACCTCCAGCCAATGACGCAGCTGGAGAACGTTCGCCAGTCAATAGACAGAGGCACGTTCAAAAGTCATAGGCGGCCATTGAAACTGACACCTCAGCAACGGCTGCAAATCAAGGCTGACTACAAGCACACCGCTTCTGATCGCCTGCGACTTGCAGCTGAATACGGCGTCTCGGAATCATTGATCGCAAAAATCCTCTATCGCGAGCGTCAGGAGGCAAGCAATTGAACTGCCCGAACTGCAGCTGCAGCCGCCACCGGGCTGCGGTGACGAACAGCAAGCCAGCCGATCAGGTGGTGCGCCGCCGAGTGTGCCTCGAGTGCGGCCACGCGTGGTTCACGGCCGAGGCTGAGGTGGCTCGCTATGCGGTGGGCTGGTGCGCAGGCCATGCGAGCAAACCGGTGCTGCGCGTGCCGGTGACGCTGACGCTGAGCCACACCGAGGTGGAGCAGGTGGGACCGAAGCCACGCCAATGTGAAGAACTGTCACGGCCGGCATGATGCACTGCCGGCGGTGGGCCATGATTAGCGCACGGCCGAAGAGGCCACCCACTCCACCGCCATGCTCACCACCACCGTGCTGGTGATCTGGAAGCTGCTCATTCCGCTGCTGCTTCTGGTCGCCGTAATCGACTGGCTGACCGCTTCAGAGGATCGCCGAGTGCGCATCCTGCGCCGCACCGGCCTCAGCCAGCTTCAGATCGCCACCCGCCTCAACATCTCCCGCTACCGCGTCCGCAAGGCGCTCGCATCATGATCACCAACCCCATCGTCAACCGCATCGCCGTTGTGGTGCTGCTGGCCTGCGTCTACGCAGCTGGCTACGACGCTGCCAAACAGGAAACCGTCAAGGCTCACCACAACTGTGCCGCTGAGCATCAGCCGCTGAAGCCATGACCACCCGCCGCTTCTACTTTCAGATCAAGTCCGCAAACGTGCTGGAGTGCGTCACCGCCTCCAGCCTCACCGAGGCCAAGCTGATCGCCGCGGACACGTGGCTGCAGTGGTGGTCTGAACTCGAATGGATCAACACCGAGGAAACCGATGCGTGAGACCACCGGAGCGATGCTGCCCTGGCAATGGGCCGAGGAGCACACCCAGAGCCAGCACGGCGACGGCATCAGCCGGCCGCTGCCAAAGGCGCGCACCCGCGAGTATCGGCTGATCGTCTATCCCAAGGGCGCCCGCCCGATGACGTGGATCACGAAGGCCGAGACGAAGCGCGCCGCCATCCGCTACGCCGAGGCCCGCTGGCCTGGTGCTGTCGTGGAGGTGGTGTGATGGCGACACCAGAGCAATGGGCCGAGACGGAGCAATGGGCCAAGCACGGCGACAACTCTGACGCCTGCATCCTCGAACTCCGCGCCAGGGTCGAGGCGCTGGAGGGCACCTCTAAGCCAACTCCTAACCCAGGCCAAATTGGGAGTTCGCTGGTAGAGCGAGTGCAGGACGCGATCCACGATGTGGAGTTCCCCCACGGCGACGACGAAGCCCGCGCCGCGATCCGCGAGGTGGCGGCGTGGTTGCGGGAAGCCTACGGCTGGGAACACGGAGCCCGAGAGCTTGAGTTGGAGGTGGTGACGTGACCGACATGCGCGCGAGAATCAGCCAGCTGATCACCGACAGCGGGACCTACCGCCAGGGCCAGCAGGATGAGCGCCAGCGGCTGGTGAGCATGATCGACATCCGCATCGATCAGCTGCGCACCGTGGCTGGCATCCGCAACCGCGAGCAGCTCTGCGCCGAGCTGCTCTACCTCCGTCAACACCTGGAACTATGAACCGCGTCCAACTGGATCAGCAGCGTGCCGACATGCTCGAGGCCCTCTACGAGCGCAGCGGCCGCGATGACCTGCCCTACGGCCACCCGCTCCGCTGCACCTATACCGGGCTCTGGCAGGAGTTTGCGCTGGAGATGGCCACCAACTTCCGCGACACCGACTACGCCGAGCTGCTGGCCAAGGTGGTGCGCGCGATCGACGCCACCGAGTCGGTGATGACGCAGAAGCAGGCGCAGCAGGCGATCGAGGTCTGCCGCCAGCAGCTGCTCGGCAGGTGGCGGTGATGCCCAGCCCGTTCACCGAGATGAAGTGCCCGCAGTGTGGTGGGCGCTTCAGGTGCGACAACTCCGAGCGCAGCTATGAGGGGCAGGTGCGCCGGCAGCGGCGCAAGTGCTACGACTGCGGCCACCGCGGGACGGAGTATGCGGTGACGCAGGACTTCTTCGATGAGCTGATCGCCGCGCGCGAGATCGTCACCAAACTGGCCAGCCACTACTGGGAGCTCACCGAATGACCGACCAGATCAACCCGGACCACTACAAGCAGGGCGCAATCGAGTGCATCGACGCGATCGAGGCCGCGCTGACGCCCGAGGAGTTCCGCGGCTACTGCAAGGGCAACATCATCAAGTACGTGTGGCGCGAGCGGATGAAGGGCGAGGCGATCTCGCTGGCCAAAAGCCAGTGGTATCTCCGCCGACTGCTCGGCAAACTGGAGGGATGATGCAGCTGCCCAGCCTGAACCTGCTCGAGCGCCTGGCGCTGTGGGTGCTGGTGCGCAGCCGCCGCACCAGTCTGGTGGTGGTGAAGGAGCTCCACTGGCCGGAGGTGTTCGTTGCCGCCGACCAGCGCGATGATGTCGCCTGCTACGTGACCGGGGGCAGCGATGAGCCGGCCTCGCACCTGCTCGAGCGGCTGTACCACGCTCCGGCCTACGGCGAAGGGGAATGATCAGCCTGCACGCCGGCCGCCTGCTGCTGTTCTGCGATCGCGCTGATCGGACATGGCATTGCCGGGTGAACCTCGGCCCCAAGCCGATCCACCAGCTCGAGGCTGACACCGGCACCGTTCACCTGCAGGAAGCGCTCCTGCGCGCGCAGCGGATCTACCAGGCCGCGGTGCATGATCTGCGGCCTGAAGGGGCTCCACGTATGTGCTGGGACTGCCTGCAGTGGGAGCCGGCCCGCAAGGCCTGCACGCTGGGCTTCCCCGAGGCTCGCCAGACTGGGGGGAGATTTGCTGCCCGGTGCGAGATCTATGTCGGAGCCGACGATCCTCGGCCGCACTGATCGCGGCGACGGCTACATCGAAACGCTCGAGCCTGCTGCTGGCGGGGAGCTGTACTACCGCAGCTGCGCGAACGGCTACTGCCGGTACAGCTCCGATCTCTGGCAGGCCGAGATCTATCTGGACCACCTGCTCGCACGCTGACCCGATGGGGTATTTCAACTGCACCACCACCCGAGAGGAGTATTACCTCTCGCTGGCCAACAGGCCGCGGCCGGCGACGGCCTCAAGCCCCTACCGCGGGGTCTCGCGCAGCACCAACCCGAAACTGCCCTGGCGCGCCGCGCTGGGCTACCGGGGGCGCCGCTACTACCTCGGCAACCATGCCACCGAGCTCGAGGCTGCGCAGGCCTACAACCGTGCAGCGCTGAGCGTGATCGGCGATCATGCCGTGATCAACGTGCTGCCCGAGCCATGACGCTGCCCCTGATGATCGAGCTGCTGGTGGGCTACGTGGTGGCCTGCTGCCTCGCGCTGTGGCTGGCGTCGAAGATCCTGCCGTGATTGGGGTGTGGAGGTGGCGCCGGCTCTCGCGCCTGCACGCCTCACCGCAGCCTCCACACTGCGGAATGCCCAGCGATCGAGTCGTTGGACT